GATAATGGCGGTTGGAGTGGTACTGCCGACGGGCGTCATGGGTCTGGTACTATTGCATCTGAGCATAACACATATATTCAATCAAATCCCGTAGCAGTTAATAATCATTTAACAAAAGACCAAATTAATTTTGGTTTTTCTGTTAATGCTAGTGAAGAAATCTGGCATTGGAATAATTATGACTCTACCGTACAGCGTACCATACGTGCAACAATATCAAATTCTACAGAAATTATTTCTCAAACTCGTACAATAAATTCTTCTGGTTGTGGCTCCATTAACTGTGGAGGTTATATATCTTATAGTGATACCATGATTGTTGGAGCAAATAGCGTAGATAATTATAATCTTGATTTACGATATGACTTTACTGATACATCTTTAAGAACAAACAATCACTATGGTGTAGATTTAAAAGAACCTGTCTTATCAGTAACTTATACAGAAAATCCAGTCATTTTAGAAACTTCCATAGTAGAAAATTTATCAACCTTTGATAATTTTTTATTAGAAGACATACGAACTTTAGATTTAAAGGAGGATTTTAAAGTTGAAGAAAAGTTTAAGATGGAAGAACCAAAGTTTACCTATGAAGAACCAACATTTAAAGCGCCAGAAAAATTTGAAACATATGAATCGCCACAATTAAAAGAAGAAGCAAGTACAGAAGTATTTCAAGAAACCAGCTCATTTATAAAGGAAAAGGAGAAGGGATCACCTCAGGAACAAGCTCCTCGTTTTGTTGAGGAAGGTCCTCGGGAACCACAAAACGTGGAGGAGGAACCATCATCATTACGGGCTGAACAGAAATCGAACGAGGAAGCAAGTACAAAGACAGAAACGCAGACAGAAAAAGAACAAACAACAGAAGCTGTAACTTACAACAAAGGCAACGTTTCAGGTGAGAAAAGATCTGTTTCATTAGTTAAGAGTATGGAGAAGATAGATGCACAAGTCAAGGATATTGGTAAAAACCTACAACTCAAGAACCTTGTTAAACTTAAAATAATGAGTAATAACGACGTTTTACAACTATATGCGAATATACAATTTTATAAACCAAAAGATATTTACAAAGATCAAGCTGATATTAGAGATAATAGAATATTATATGCTAATTCTACCCTCATTTCTTATACACAAAACGACCCTATCTTTACAAAAGAGCAAGAACTGTTTAACATTAAAGTTCAAAAAGAAAAATTATTGGAAGAAATAGAGATATTAAAAAAATGATTGGTAAATGCCAAGAGTGTGGAAAAGATTTTGAAAAGGAACAAGATCAAGTAAAACCATTTTGCAGTGATGATTGTAGACAAGAAGCTTTAGCTAAATTAGAATCAAGTATAGATGAATGCCTGAGTTGTCAATAAATGAAGGATCTTTTCAAGAGTACGATTATAATATAGAATACGAGGAGAAATGGAAAAAATTAAAAATCAATTGGCAGGAATTGCAGCCTTGGTTGGAGTTTTGGGCGCAATAGGTGCAGGATTCGTAACTTATGGAGAAATGCAAGAAAAATTAAATTCTCTTGCAGGCTTAGATTTAAATCCATTACTCAAAGAAGTAGCGTCTCAAAATGTTAAAATAGAAAAACAAAATAATAAAATCGCTGTATTAGAAAAAACAATACAGGTATTAGAACTTAATATCAAAGAATTAAAATTATCAGGAAAGAATCCATTAGCAAACTAATTTCTAAGAATAGATTATGAAACTCACTACAAACTTTTCTTTGGCAGAAATGACAGCGAGCCAAACGGCAGCTCGCAAAGGAATTCCAAATAATCCAACACCAGGTCAAATCGAAAATTTAAGAAAACTTTGTGAGTCTATCTTACAACCGATTCGTAATCATTACGATGCACCAGTTATCATATCATCAGGTTTTAGATCACCTGAGTTATGTGTTTTAATTGGTAGCTCAATTGATTCACAACACGCAAAAGGTCAGGCCGCAGATCTACAAGTTTCTGGTGTTGATAATGAAGCACTTGCAACATGGATTAAAAATAACCTTGATTTCGACCAGCTAATTCTCGAGTTCTACAAAAAAGAAGAAGGACCTCATAGCGGGTGGATCCATGTGTCTTACGAGGGCAAGGGCAATCGTAAGCAAAGTTTACAAGCAACGAGATCAGAAAAAACAGGAAAGACGGTTTATTCACCATGGTAATCGGAAGATCACAAATGACCAAACAAGTAGAAGGACAACTAAGAGGAGCTAGAGATGAGAAAAAAAGATCCAAAAACAGGAACAGGAAAAAAACCAAAAGGATCGGGCAGAAGACTTTATACAGACGAAAATCCTAGAGATACTGTAAGTATTAAATTTGCAACTGAAAAGGATGCAAGAGATACTGTAAGAAAAGTCAAAAATGTTTCAAAACCTTTTGCTAGAAAAATACAAATATTAACAGTTATGGAACAACGTGCTAAAGTAATGGGAAAAAACAAGGTAGCGCAAATTGCAAAAAAAGGAAAAGAATCCATACGCAAAAGTCGTAAGGTCTAGAAAATACCGACCACAAGTGATACAATCAAAAAAGTTATATAACAGAAAGAAGCTTAAAGATGACAAAACTATGTCCTAGAGGCAAAGCGGCCGCTAAAAGAAAATTTAAGGTTTATCCCTCAGCATATGCGAACGCATATGCCTCAAGAATATGTGCAGGAAAAATAAAAGATCCTTCAGGTGTAAAAAGAAAAGATTTTAAAGGACCAAAACCAGCAGGTAAAAAATTAGGTGGAGAAGCAAAAACAAAAATTAAAAAATTAATAGGTGGTCTGAAAAAAGCATCTAAGACACATGCTGGTCAAGCTAAAACATTAAAAACTTTAACAGCAAATGTTGGGAAAGCTATTAATAAATTTGAGGGAGCTAAACTAGCTGGTAAGAAAAAAGGTGGTTACATTGGTTCTCATATAAAATCTAATTTAGCAGGTGAGCCAGTTTCTAATAAATCATATGAGGATTATTATAAAGGCATGATCTAATGGCTAAGAGTGGACTAAAAAAATGGTTTAGCCAAAAATGGGTAGATATAGGATCTAAGAAAAAAGATGGATCTTTTGCAAAATGCGGAAGATCAAAGCAAAAGGCAGATGCTAAGAGAAAATATCCAAAATGTGTACCTGCAGCAAAAGCTGCATCCATGTCAAAGGGACAAATACGTTCTGCTGTTGCAAGAAAAAGAGCAGCAGGTAATCCTGGAGGCAAACCAACTAATGTTAAAACAATTATTAAAAAAAGAACTGGTGGTTCTATTACACAAGGCACATGTTGGGATGGATATAAACAAGTTGGTATGAAGAAAAAAGGAAAAAAAATGGTTCCTAATTGTGTAAAAGCATCAAAAGGTAAATACATTGGTTCACATATAAAATCTGATTTAGCAGGAAAACCAGTTTCAAACAAATCTTATGAAGATTATTACAAAGGAATGATTTAATGGCAACTTCAGGCACTACATCTTTTGATTTAAGTATTGATGAAATTATTGATGAAGCTTACAATAGAGTAGGTATCAGACCAAACTCTGGTAACGACATGAGAAGAGCAAGAAGAAATTTAAATTTACTGTTTGCTGAATGGGGAAACCGCGGTATCCATATGTGGAAAGTGGAACTTGATGAAGTGCAGTTGGTAGCCGGACAAGCTGAGTATACTGTAAATTCAGATGTAAGTGATGTCTTAGAAGCCTTCATATCTACAACTGGAAGCGCATCTGATAGTGCTTCAACTCAAGACATTTCAATAACCAAAATTGATAGATCTGCTTATGCAGCATTACCTAATAAACTCGCTACAGGTCAGCCATCTCAATATTATGTTGATCGTGTAACAACTCCAAAAATTTATTTGTATCAAGCACCAGACGCTTCAACTTACACTTTTTTAAAATTTTATGTAATTAAAAGAATTGAAGATGCGGGAGCATACACTAATGAAGCTGATGTTGTTTACAGATTTTTACCATGCATGGTTGCAGGATTAGCTTATTATTTATCTATGCAATACGATGCTCAAAGAACACAGATGTTAAAAATGGTATATGAAGATGAAATGAAAAGAGCTTTGGATCAAGATGGTGGAAGAACTTCACTGTACATTTCACCGCAAACTTATTTTGGAGATGGTGTCTAATGGCTGGTTATGCTACAGGTAAAAATTCAAAAGCAATATCTGATAGATCAGGTATGGAGTTTCCATATGATGAAATGGTTAGAGAATGGAACGGTTCATTAGTTCATACTTCTGAGTTTGAGCCAAAACATCCTCAGATTAGAAGAAAGAGAGTTGTAGCAGATAGAATTGCTTTACAAAATCCAAGACCTCAAGATTTTACTTTTAATTCTGGTGGTAAAAGATTTACTACAATAGATCTTACATTACCGGGTGTATTTGGATTTGAATCAAATGGAATGCAGCCTGATGATGGTGCAGAACAAAATAGAAAAAGACAGCTTGTCAGTAGAGCTGGTCAAGTAACCGTGGAGATATCATAATGGCAATTAGTTACTCAGATTTTTTAACTCAAGTAAGAAACTATACAGAAGTTGATTCAAATGTTTTAACGGACTCGTTGTTAGATCAATTTATAAGACAAACCGAATTAGATGTTGCAGGTAAAGTAGATTATGACGATTTAAGAAAATATGCTACGGCTAATTTTATTACAAGTCAAAGATATCTTTCATTACCAGCAGATCAAGTTATTGTAAGATCTATTCAAGTTTTCGATGGATCTGGTGACAGGGTATTTTTAGAAAAAAGAGATACAAGTTTTATATCAGAATTTAATAATAGTGGAGCAACGGGATTACCTAAATATTATGCAATGTGGGATGATTTCAATGCTGTTGTTGCACCTACTCCAGATAGTACTTATCAAGTACAACTAAATTACATTATTGATCCACCTCATTTTACATCTTCAAACACTACTTATATATCAACTTATCAAGATGGATTGTTGTTATATGGCGTTTTAGAACAAGCATTCTCTTACCTCAAAGGCCCGCAGGATATGTACAACTTATACAAAAGCAAGTATGATACAAGTGTACAAGCTTTTGCTCTTCAACAGATGGGTAGAAGACGTAGAGGAGAATATGATGATGGAGTGCCTAGAGTTAAGGTTCCTTCACCATCGCCATAATTTAATAATAAAGGAGATTTAAAATGGCAATTACAACAAACGCAATATGCAACACATTTAAAGAAGAGATTCTTGAAGGTGTGCATGATTTTACACCAACATCTGGTGATGTATTTAAATTAGCACTATATACAAACAGTGCAACTATCGGTGCAGATACAACTGCTTATCCTGGAGATAGCACAGGCGGACAAGTATCAAACACAGGTCAATACGCACAAGGTGGCGGTGCACTTGTTAATGCATTAGTGTCAAATAACGGCGGCACAGCATTCGTTGATTTTAGTGACTTATCATTTACTGGAGTAACCTTAACTGCAAGAGGAGCTTTGATTTATAATACTTCAAACTCTAATAAAGCAGTTGCGGTATTAGACTTCGGTGGCGATAAAACAGCTACAGCAGGAACTTTTACAATTCAGTTCCCTAACGCAAACGACACACAAGCAATTATTAGAATAGCGTAATATGAATAATGGCAACTGGATGGGGCAATAAAACTTGGGGTGCATCGGAATGGGGAGACCTAGCCGATGAAACCGTAGTTGTCTCATCCATTGTCGCAACATCATCAATAGGTTCTTCAACCACAGAT